GCTATTCATATTTCGATTGGGTAGATGAAAACCCCCTGTGGGAAATGAAGGTTTTCGGCACCGGCCTCAAGGCAAAGCTGCCACATCCGCGCGCCATGACGCTGCGCGGGCTCACTGCTCACATCGGGATTGGTCGCCGCACATGGGACGATTATCGCGCGCGCGACGAGTTTAAGGAAATCTGTGAGGTGGCTGAGGACATCATGTTTGATCAGAAGTTTGCGGGGGCGGCGGCTGGTCTGTTCAATGCAAACATCATCGCGCGCGATCTTGGTCTGTCTGACAAAAGTGAGGTGGATACCAATATGGTGATCGAGGTGGTGGACAGCTATGAAACTGATTAATGAGCCTTTCCGATCGGTGATCCGTATGAATATCGGCATCAGAGGCGGTGCCACGCGCCACGTTCTTTTGGTTGGGTCGTGGGCCATTAAGGTTCCAGCGTTCATGAACGGATGGGAATTGTTTTTGTGCGGGTTGCTAGGCAACGTGCAAGAGCGAAAGTTCAGCGGCGTGGGGGCAGTGTTTTGCCCTGTTTTATTCTATGTCTGGGGTGGGTTCCTTTCCATCATGCGCCGCGCTGAGCCAATGACTGATGATGATTTTGACGCTGTAATTACGGATGAGTTCTTGGCTAAATGGGAGTGCGACATTCCCTGTGAAATTAAGGTGTCGTCGTTTGGCTGGATAGACGGACATCCTGTCTGTGTTGATTACGGTTCATAAATGGCAAAAATCACAATTCCTAACGACTGGACCGCGCGTCCCTACCAAATCCCCACATTCAACAATTTCGGATATGGCAAAAAATTCCAACGTGCGGCCTGTGTTTGGCATCGACGCGCTGGCAAGGATAGCATGGGGCTCAACCTAACTGCGCGTGAAATGTTCAAGCGTGTCGGGACGTATTGGCACCTATTCCCTGAACAAGCCCAAGCCCGCAAAGCGATCTGGAACGGGGTCGATCGGCAAGGCCGCCGCATCCTCAATCAAGTGTTCCCTGGGTTTCTCAAATCGGCCAGCACTCGCAAACCCGCGGGCGTGGTGAAGCGCGTGAGCAGTCAGGAAATGCTGGTCGAATTGGTAAACGGATCAATCTGGCAAATGGCTGGGTCAGACAACTATGACAGCCTGGTGGGGTCAAACCCTGTTGGCGTGGTGTTCTCGGAATACTCGATCGCCAATCCACTGGCTTGGGATTACATCCGGCCAATTCTGTTGGAAAACGGCGGCTGGTCGATCTTTATCTACACGCCGCGCGGTCGAACGCATGGCTACAAGCTGTTTCAGATGGCCCTCAAAAACGATGATTGGATTGCTGAGCGCCTGACATATCGAGACACTGGCGTGTTGACGGATGCGGATATTGAAAGCGAAAGGGAATCAGGCATGTCTGAAAATAAGATTTTGCAGGAATATCACTGCGACTTTGAAGCTGAAAACGATGATCAGCTTATTCCATCGACGGCTGTGACCGCTGCGCAAAAGGTTGCTGCTCAATCGCATCTTGATGACCCCATGATCCTCGGCGTGGATGTGGCGCGATTTGGAGATGATAAGTCCGTGATCTACCCGCGCCGTGGCCGTGATGCGCGCACAATGCCGATCGAGGTTTATTCAAAGCTGGACACAATGCAGGTGGCCGCGCGGGTGGCTGAGGCAATCGGAAAATACAAGCCTGATGGGGTTTTCATTGATGTTGGCGGCCTTGGTGCCGGTGTTGTCGATCGGCTGGTTCAACTGAACTTTGATGTGATTGGGGTAAACTTCGGCGGCAAGCCTGACGCATATCATCAAGGCGGAACAAAAACAGCAAACAAGCGGTCTGAAATGTGGACTGCGATGCGCGACGCACTCAAATCTGGGCTTGCAATCCCAGAGGATCAGCGTTTGGAATTCGAGCTTTTGGCCCCGAACTATACATATGACGCCGATAACGCTATTCTGTTGGAAAAAAAGAGTGATATGAAAAAACGAGGGCTGCAGTCCCCTGACATCGCTGACGCATTGGCTCTGACCTACGCCTATCCGGTTGAGGCCGTGTCGATGCAAACGCAAGAGGACGAACGGCAAGATGACAACTATGACCCATCGCCAACCATGAAAAAAACGCAGTTGGGTCAGTAAATGAGCAAGGGCGATCGTGAACTACTGGCCGCGCTAGGCCGTCGCCGCAAGGGGATGGATGCAGAATATTCGCAGTGGGAGCCCCACTTTCGTGAGCTTCGTGACGCGATCCAGCCCGCCCGCGGGCGTTTTTCCTTGGGTGAAAACCGCAAGGCATCGACGCTGAACAAGCGGATCATTGACTCTTCTGGCCGTAAGGGCTTGCGCACCCTCAAATCAGGATTGATGGCTGGTATGACATCGCCATCCCGCCCGTGGTTCAAGCTGGGTCTGCACAACGACTCCAACAAAGATGACCCTGACGTGAAAGCGTATCTGCACGAAACGCAAAAGCGGATGTATTCTGTGCTTCGTGGCTCAAATATCTATCGGACACTGGATGCCTGCTATGGTGATCTGGGGCTTTACGGCACGTTTGGCGGCCTGATCACCGGCCATTTTGACAATGTGATCCACTCACATTCATTCCCGATGGGGCTCTATCGCATTTCCGAAAATGAGGACGGTGTTGTTGATGTCCTTCATTGGGATATTCGCATGACTGTCGCTCAGGTGGTGTCCAAGTTTGGCCTCGATCGGGTGTCAACTGGACTGGCCAATCGCTACAAAGCTAATGATCTACATTCTTGGGTAGATGTTTGCTGCGCGGTCGAGGTTCGCCGTGAGCGTGACCCGTTGTCGCCGCTGTCGATCGACAAGCCTCTGGCCGCATTCTATTGGGAAAAGACGCGATCTGATGCGTTTCTCATGGTCAGCGGTCACGGCACAAATGGAATTCTTGGCCCTCGCTGGGAACGTGTGGAGGGTGAAACGTGGGCAACGTCCAGCCCTGGCATGGATGCTCTAGGTGACTGCGTTCACCTGCAGCAACAGCACAAAGACAAGGCGATGGCCGTCCAGATGTCCTACAAGCCACCAATGCAAGGACCTGCCGGTTTCAAAAAGCACTTCCGCAACGTGCCAGGTGGCGTCACGACTGTCAGCACAACCGATCTGAAAAAGGGTGGATTGCGCCCCACGCATGAGGTGCGCCCTGACATTCAGGGTTTGGTCATGGATATCAATGAAACCCGTCGCCGGATCAGTGAATCGTTCTATGAGGACTTGTTCCGCATGGCGTCTCAGTATGGGGTTGATGGCGTCAAGAACGTGACCGCCACGGCTATTGCTGAAATGCATGAGGAAAAGCTGATCGCGCTCGGCCCTGTTTTGGAAAGTCTGGATCATGGTCTTTTGACGCCGGTGATTGAGGCGACATTCCATTACATGCAAGAGGCTGAGATTTTGCCTGAGGCACCTGAGGCGCTGAATGGTGAGCCTATCAAGGTCGAATTCATTTCCCTGTTGGCTCAGGCGCAAAAGGCGATCGGCCTTGCCTCAATCGAGCGCACGATTGGCTTTGCCGGTTCACTGGCTCAGATCAAGCCTGAGGCGCTGGACAAGATTGATGCTGACGCTGCGATGGATGAATTCGCTGATCAGGTTGGACCACCTCCTGGCATCATCGTGACAACAAAGCAGGCGCAAGAAAGCCGTGCCGCGCGCGCCAAGGCCGCTCAGCAACAGCAAATGATGGAGCAAGCGCAGCCAATGGCTCACGCGGCGAAACTCATTTCTGAGGCCAATGAGCGTGGCGCTGCTGGCCTTGAGCGGGGGGCAATCGGATGAGCGAACTGACGCACCTCGAAAAGGCGCAAGCCCTGCAGGAAAAGAACTTGCTGGCCGCGTGGCGGGCAATGCTTTCCCATGAGGCTGGCCGATTGGTTCTTTGGTCGATCTTGGACAAGGCTGGCATCGCTAAGGTCGGCGCTGGCATGTTCATGCATTTTGGCTCAGATCAGGATGCGCTGCTGCGTGGTCGGCAACAGGTGGGTGGTGAAATTCTTGATGATTTTGTTCACGCCAATGACCCTGAGGCATATTTTGTTATGCTGAATACCGCAAGCCGTTTTTCGCCCCAGAAGGTGAAGGCGGCTCAGGTGGTTCTGGTGGGGGCGCTGCTGGCGCTGCGGATTCCGGTGCTGCAGCGGGTGCTGAAACAGCATTGGGCGGCGATGGCGATGCAGGCGCTGGCGCGACCGATGGCGACAAGGGTGGCGATGCTGCGGATGATGGCGATGCGGCCAAGAGTGGCGACGACGCAGGCGACAAGTCTGGTGATGGCGCCGACAAAGACACGAATGATGACACTGGCGATGGTGATGATGCTGATGCCGGTGAATTCAAACTGACTGCCCCTGAGGGCATGGAAAATTTCCAAGGCGAATTTGACACGTTTTCGTCTGAGGCATCGGAGTGGATGCAGGCCAATCCTGACGCAACTGCAGCGGACGCCCTGAAATGGGCTGCTGAGCAGCAAGCGGCAAAGGTTGGGAAGCAAACGCAGGATATGTCTGAGGCGTTCACCAAACAGATTGAAACTTGGGAAGGTGAGGCGAAAGCAGATAAAGACATCGGCGGCGATGCATTTGACGCGAATTTGGCTGTTGCCAAAAAGGCGATTGATGCATTCGGTGATGATGCGCTGAAAACTGTTCTCAATGAATCGGGGCTGGGTTCACATCCGGCTGTGATCAAATTCGCTGTGAAGGCGGGCAAGGGGCTGTCAGATGCGCCTGTCCTCAAAACGAATGGGGGTGATGCCAAGAAATCTTTGGCGGATTCCCTGTATGGAAAAAAAGACTGAAAGGAATAGCAAATGGCTGAACTTGGCCTTATGAACCCGTCCCTGATTGATGTGCTGTCGCGCACCGATCCTGATGGGAATATCTCCACGATCATCGAGGTGGCTGAAAAATCCAACCCGATCATCGCTCACGCGACCTATCAGGAATGCAATGACGGCTCCAAGCATCGCCATGTGATCCGCACGGGTGTGCCTGAGCCCGCATTCCGTCGCTACAACCAAGGCGTCCAGCCCTCGAAAAGCACAACTGTGCCTGTTGAGGACACAACTGGCATGATCGAGGACTATTGCGAGGTGGACAAAGCTCTGGCTGATCTGTCTGGCAATGCTGCTGGTTTTCGCGCGTCTGAGGCTGCGGCCAAGATGCAGGGCTTCAACAACTTCGTCGCCCGCAATATGTTCTATGGCTCCACGAAAGTGACGCCTGAGGGCTTCATGGGCTTGGACGCGCGCTACAATGATCCAACGGTTGCCTCTGGTCGCCAACTGGTCAACGCGGGCGGCACGGGGTCAGACAATGCGTCTGCGTGGTTTATCACATGGGGGCCGCGCGGCTGTCAGCTTCTCTATCCGAAAGGTTCTGCTGTTGGCTTCCAGCACAAGGACTTGGGTGAGGACACAAAGCAGGAAGGCTCAGGCGCAACGCGCAAGCTGCAGCAAATTTACCTTGATCACATGAAGTGGGATTTGGGTCTTTCGCTGGGCGATTGGCGCTCCTGTTCGCGCGTGTGCAACATCGACGTGTCTGCTCTGACCAAGGACGCCTCTGCCGGTGCTGATCTTCTTGATCTGCTCATCGACGCTGAGGAAGAATTGGACACTGCATCTGCTGTTGGTGTGGACATGAACGGCAACTTGGTTGAGGGCAAGACTGTCCTCTATGTGCCGCGCACTGTCGCCAAATTCCTGCGCAAGCAGGCGCTGAACAAGGCCAACGTCAACCTCACGGTTGCTGAGGTCGCTGGCAAGCGTGTGACCATGTGGGGTGAATATGAGGTTCACCGCATTGACGCCCTGTCTGAGACTGAGGCCGCAATCGCCGGCTTCTAAGGGCCGTAAAGCCGTCGCCTATGTTGGGCGGCGGTTCACTTCAATCAAGTGCTGAAAGGAAAAATCATGCACCTCGATGAGCAAGCCCTGTTCTCCGATCAACAGGCAATCACCACCACTGCGGTGTCCACCAATTTCGTCAATCTTGGCGCGGCTGCGACGGCACCTCATGCACCCGCTGCAATCTCTCAAGACTTTGGCGGTGGTCAGGACATCCCGACGCTGATCCAAGTGACTGAGGATTTTGCGGGTGGCACGTCCCTGAAAGTGGACATGCAGGTTGACGACAATTCGTCGTTTTCCTCTCCTAAAATTGTGGCATCTTCGCCTGTTTTCGTGACCGCCGATCTGGTCGCGGGCAAGCAACTGCCAATCCCTGTCCTGCCGTCTGGCGTTGACCAACAGTATGTTCGCCTGAACTATACCGTTGTTGGCACCATGACCGCTGGCAAGGTCACTGCGGGCATCACTGCGGGGAACCAGACCAATGGCTGATAAAAAGTTGATCTGGGTCAAGGCCACCGTGCGTGGCCAACTGCCCAACCGGACGTGGGTTGATGAAAACTCGCCTCCGTTTCAGGTCGAGGACGGCAAGGAATCCGAACGCTGGATGAAAAAGCTGACCGCGGCTGAGGCAAAGAAACTCACTGCTGAGGCCAGTGATGTTGCGGATAATGAGGTTTCGGCCTCTGATCTTGCTGCCGTCACTGAGGAACGTGATGCGCTTGCTGGCAAGGTTGAGGGTCTTGAGGCTGACTTGAAAGCCATGACCGATGAGCGCGACAAGATGGATGAGGCCGGTAAAAAACTGGCCTCTGATCTTGCTGCGGTTACGGCTGAACGCGACAAGCTGAAAGCCCCGCCTGCTGGTTCTGTCGCTGGTGCCAAAAAAGACTGAGCAACATGGGCCGCCCTTCGGGGCGGTCCTTCTCAATAGGGGTCGATCATGTCAAAAGTCCAAATCTGCAACCGCGCACTTTCCACGTATCTTGGCGTTGGTCGCATCAATAATCTGAATGAAACGTCTGCAGCGGCTGAGCAATGTCTGCTGCATTATGACGACACACTGCAGTCCTTGATTGAGGCGCATTGGTGGAATTTTTCCGTAGGCCGTCAGGTGCTGGCTGAGGAAACAAATGATCGAACAACAGAGTGGTCATACAAATACGCGCTCCCCTCTGAGGCGCTGACAATCCGCTGGGTCAATGATCCTCAGGTTGCCCGCTACATGGTTGAGCAAAATCAGAATCCTGACGCGCCGCGCGAAGTTACCGCGGATCACATTTATTGCGACGTGCAATTTGCGGTTTGTGAGTTCAGCAAGCTGGTGACTGATACGACGCAATTCCCTCAGTATTTTTCTGATGCCCTATCTGCGGCGCTGGCCGCAAATATGGCCATGCCTTTGACTGAGGACATCAAGCGCGCGACCAACGCGATGAACCAAGCTGAGACAAAGCTGGATCGCGCGATGGCGCTGGATGAGCAGCAAGGCTCGCCGATCGGCCACCAAACGCTTCCATTATGGCTTTCTGAGCGGGGTATTGGCTGATGCCCACGGCAAGGTTTCAACCCTCTTTTGCGGCTGGCGTTCTTGGCCCGGGTCTACATGGCCGGATCGACATTGCTAAATATGACGTGGCTTTGAAGGTCGGCAAAAACGTGTTTATCCACGCTCATGGTGGCGTGTCCAACCGCGCCGGAACCGAATTCATTGCTGAGGTTATGGATAGCAGTAAGTTTCACCGGCTGATCCCTTTCACGCGCGATGATGATGAAAATTACATCATGCTGATGGGTGATCAAGAAATGCAGATTATTGAGGCTGGGGCGGTCGTTCAAAGCGGCGGCTCTGACTATACGCCATCGACGCCATTTGCATCCGTAAATCTGGAAAAGCTGGACTATGTGCAATCTGTTGATGTGATGTATTTCGCGCATCAAAGTCACTTCCCCCAGCGGATGCAGCGGACAGGCGCGACGGCTTGGGCATTTGGCAACCTGCCAATTGATCCCGTCAGCGCAGCGCCAACTGGCATCACTGTGGTGCCGAAAAATGTACCTGCAGATGCTGCTGATTATGAGGAATTCACTTACACAGTGAGTCCTGTTGTCGATGGGGTTGAAGGTTTTGCCGCAACGGGCGTGACGATCACGAACGGCTCAAGTCTTGATGAAAAAGGTGAGGAAAATGTTATTTCGTGGACCGGCACGGCGGATGAATACAACGTCTATCGTGAGCGGAATGGGGTCTTTGGATTCATTGGATTTACTGACGGCCTGACGTTTACTGATGACAACATCAGCCCTGATCTGACCTATACGCCGATTGAGGCGGCTGAATTGTTCAGCACGTCCAGTGATTACCCTGCGGCGGTGACACTGTTTCAGCAACGTCTCATTTTTGCGAATTCGCCCAATCAGCCTGAGACAGTTTGGATGTCTCAGATTGGCAACTTTGTGAACTTCACGCGGTCCCGTATTTTGCGCGATACTGACCGGATCGAGTTGGATTTGAGTGGTGAGCAGGTCAACCGGATCAAGTCAATGCTGCAACTTCGTGAGCTTTTGGTGTTCTCGTCTGCGGGTGAGTTTTCTGTGACCGGCCCAAATGGGGTGATGACTGCAACCAATCCGATCCAAACTCAATACGGGTATTCTGGCGCGGCCAACATCAAACCGCTGGTGGTCGAGGACACGGCGCTGTTTGTCGATCGCACGGGGCGATCTGTCCGTGACCTGCGCTATGCATTTGAGCAGGACGGATACACGGGCAATGACCTGACAATCTTTGCCAGCCACTTCTTTGAAAACCGCGTGATCACTGGATGGGCATATGCAAAAAACCCATTTTCAGTGATCTGGGCGCACCTCGATAACGGTAAGCTGATGTCCTTCACCTACAAGCGTGAGCATCAGGTTTGGGCATGGTGTGAGCATGATATTGGCGGCGAGGTCGAAAGCATTGCTGCAATCCCTGAGGGGACTGAGGATGCAGTTTATATGATCGTAAAGCGCACAATTGATGGCGCAACCAAGCGATATGTTGAGCGCATCCATGCGCGGGATTTTGACCATGGATCGCCTGAGGACTGTTTCTTTGTCGATTGCGGCCTGACTTATGACGGTGCCGCCACGACTTCAATTTCTGGCCTGTCGCACCTTGAGGGTGAGGCGCTGACTGCTTTGGCTGATGGCGATGTCGTGACTGACCTTGTTGTTTCATCTGGCTCAGTGACCCTGCCGCGCGCCGCGTCAAAGGTTCACATTGGCCTTGGGTATGAGGCTGAAATTGAAAACCTGCCGCCTGCAATCGACCTGCAGGACGTGGGTTCCGCGCGCGGCCGCCCTATCAAGGCCAGCCGATTGTTTCTGCAGCTTGAAAAGACGCGCGGGATTGAGGCGTGTTCATCAAAGCGGGATAAATTTGCGCCCTTCACGCAAACCGCTGTTGACCTGGCCTTGGATATTCCACTGTTCACGGGGATGGTTGATCTGCAGCTTTATCCAGATTGGAATAAGGACGGCACGATTGTGATCCGCCAGCGGTATCCACTGCCAATGACGGTTTTGGGTATTTCACCTGAGCTTAGCGTGGGGAGGTCTGGCTGATGCGAGTCGAGATAAAGCCCCTTGATGCCAATGATCTGCTGGCAATGGCGGATCAGATGCGACCGATGGACCGTTATGAGTTTGAGGTGATGTCGTCGGGTCAGGATCGGCTTGCTTGCCTTGATCACATGTTGCGCCGGTCGCGCCGTGCGCGGGCCGCCTATGTCGATGATCGGCTGGTGGCAGTCTATGGGGTGTTGAGCCCAACCTTGATGTCTGACGGGGGCAACCCTTGGCTTGCGGCGACTGACATGATTGAGCGCGCTGATGTTCGGCGTGAATTTATTCGCCACACGCGATCTGAGTTGGTTTGGTTGGCGGATGGATTTTCTTTGCTTTGGAATATCGTTTCAGAAAAAAACGCAATAGCGATCCGCTGGCTGAAATGGATTGGCTTTTCATTTGATGGCACAGATTATGATATTCGTGGGCATCGGTTTCTTAAATTTCACATGGGGGAATAGATCATGTGCGTTGATCCAGTAACAGCGATCGCAGGCATTCAAGCGGCTACCGCCTCAATCGGCACAACTCTTGGCACCATTGGCACCATTGCCTCAATCGGCGGCGGTGTCGTTTCGGCCTATGCTCAGGTGCAGAATTCAAAAGCGCAAGCGGCTGCGGCCACACGAACGGCTGAGGCGCAAGATGAAGCCGCGCGCGATGCGATCGAGCAAGGCAAGCAGGAAAGCGACAAGCGCCGTCGCGCTGGGGCTGCGCTGCAGGCTGAAAAATGCGTCATGGGTTCCTGATGCTCGCAATGCAAACAGAACTGCGGCGGGGGCTTACTGATGCCAGCAATTATTCGCACATACCAATCAGATCAGGTTGAGCGCGTCGTAAATCCCGTTGCCACACGGGCGTCTCAAACAAGCCTTGGTGAGTTGGGTCAGGGCATTTCAGATGTCGGTGGGATGTTTGATAACTGGCAGGATGAAATTGACACAGCCGACGCCAAAGCCGCGGACTCGGCCTATTCCGATCTGATCCGGCAAGAGCTTTATGCTGACCAAACGGGGTTCATGTATTCTCAGGGCGGCGATGCCGTAAATCGGCGCGGGTCTGTCACTGAGCGCCTTGAGGCTGAGCAACAACGTATTCTTGATGATCTAAGCCCTTCTGCGCGGCGATACGCCGCCTCAGCGATGGAAGCGCGCCGTCAACGTGCGCTGCAAACCGTTGACCAATACACGGCTGGGCAACGGCGAAACTATCTCAACACCGCTTCTGAGGCGCGATTGGTTTCCACGGTTCAGGATGCAATTTTCAACCCTGATCTGGTCGCTCAATCTATTGCGACGGCGGATCAGGAATTGTCTGACCTAGCCGCGCGTGAGGGATGGGCTCCTGAGGTTTTGGCGCTCAAGCGTCAAGAGGCTCGAACAGAAATTTATTCCGGCATCATTGGCCGTCTTGAGGCTGTCGATCCCATTCAGGCGCTGGATTATTTGCGCGCTAACCGATCGCAAATGACGGGTTCTGAAGTTGCGCGCCTTGAGGGCCTTTTGGTGCCGCGTGTGCGCGAGTATCGCGGGCGGCAGGCGGGCGCTGCTGCGGCGACGGGCCAAGTTGATCCCGCCACTTTTGATTGGTCGCGGGTCGCTGTTGGCGGGGCTGCCGCGCGCGCTGATAGTTTTGCGGGTCTTGATCAAAGATTTGCGGCACGGGTGGCCAGCATGGTGACTGCGGCTGAGGCGGATGGTGTCACACTGACCATCACCTCAGCATATCGTTCAAATGAACTGCAAGCGCGCTTGTTTGCTGACGCCGTTGCTAAATATGGCAGTCCTGCTGCAGCCAGAAAATGGGTGGCACCGCCTGGTAGCTCTCAGCACAACAAGGGCATGGCCGTTGATTTTGGAGCCGCTGGTGGTGGCTTACTGCGTGACGCAAATAGTCGTGAGGCAAAATGGCTGCAGAAAAATGCTGAGCGCTTTGGCCTTCACCTGCCTATGTCATGGGAACCTTGGCAGGTTGAAATGGCGGGTTCTCGCGGTGGCGCTGATATTGAACCTACTGCAATTCGTCCAAGCGGGATCGCAAGTCTGCTTGAAATTTCTGATCCCGATGAGCGCGCGGCCGCGATCAATGAATATAACCTGCGCACTGGTGTGGCTCAGGCCCAAACTGAGGCGCGGCGTCAACAGATCGAGACGGCGGCCTTTGAAATGATCGAGGGCGGCGGCAATATCAATGACCTGCCTCTTGAGTATCGCCAAAGCATTGGGCGTGAGGCGATGAATAGCCTGCGTATTTACAATGAGCGCGTTGCATCTGGGCGTCCAATTCAGACTGACGATGCAACATATGTGCAGCTTGCGGACATGATGGCGCGTGATCCTGAGGCGTTTATGTCCGCTGATCCTATGACGTGGCGCGATCGGCTGGATGATGGTGACTTTGAATACTTCGTCAAGCAGCGATCTGACATGATGGCCGGTCGGCGTGATGCGGGCTCTGACGCCCCAAGCGTTTCGACACTGCGCACGGCGGCCAAGACTGCGCTTTCTGCGGCTGGTTTTTCAGATGATGATGAGGTGCAGGCATCGTTTGAAAGCAACTTGCTGCGTTGGTCCAGCACGTTTTCTCAGTCTGAGGGGCGCGCGCCAACGCCATTGGAAATGAATGATCGCATCAATCAAATGCTTGTTCCTATCGTCATTGACCCAAGCGGTCTGGGCAATAAGCAGGATGGCCGTCTTTTCCAGATGGATTATGACGGATCGGCGCTTGATCCTAATGATGATGTGACGCCTGACATGCTGCGTGACGGTGCGCTGCGCATCAATGATGTGTCGGTTTCAAACGAAATGATTGAGATTTTTGCCAATGGGTTCAACGATCGGTTTGGCCGCGCGCCAACAGTTCAAGAGCTTGTCGAGGGCATGACTGCAACGGGGCTTTACGAATGAATACTTTGGTTGGCGAAAGCCTTTTCAGTGATCACTTTGACGCGATGGAAAAGCGCCAAGCGCAACAGCGCAGCACTCAATTGATCCTTGGCACCGGCCAGCCAGAACGTGCGGCTGAGGCTGTTCAGATTGGCTCTGAGCTTGGTGTTCCCCCTGAGGCGGTGCAGGGCGCGCCTGATATGTTTCGCACTCAGGCTGAGCAACTGCGCGCAACAACAGCACTGCAGGGCGCGCCTCTGATGCAGCAATGGCTTGGTCAGCCGGTCAACGGCGAATTGGCCAAAGATGATCTGGATAATCTGACGTGGTTTGAGCGAAACCTTGGGCCTGCTGCGCGGGCTCTTGGGCGCGGGACGCGGCGTCTGTCGGCTGCTCCTGATTATCTGTCTGCTGGCGCTGATGCTACGCGGGCGGTCGATGTTGGTAAAACCTTCCTGCAGAAAAAAGGTGTTGATCTTTCGACGCCTGAGGCTGCGGCGCTTGTTCTGCAGGACCGTGAATTGTTTGAGGAAGCCCGTGCGCTGGGCGCTGAGCGTGGCGTGATCATCGCGCTGTTTGATGCGATGTCTGGCGGTGTAGCGGGGCAAACCTTGCTGAACAATCCCGCTGGCGATGTCGTGGCTCAAGGATTGGCGCAAATGATCCTTGGTTCGGGCGGTGAGGCCACGGCACAACTTGCCACAACGGGTGAGATTGACGCGCGTGAGGTCGTGATTGAGGGCTTGGCCGAATTGGCGACGGCACCGATTGAGGTCATTGGTGTGGGGGGGCGTCCGCTGCTGCAAGAATTGGCGCGCTTTGGCCGATCGGGCGAAACGGCCACGACGATTGATGAGATTGATGAGGTGGCCACTGCGTCTGAGGTCCGTGGCCGTTCTGTTGATCGGTTTCTGAGCGCGCTTGAGGCCGCGGGGGTTGATGAGCAATCCATGTATGTCTCTGCTGAGGGGCTGCAGGAGTATTTTCAGGCCAAGGATGTCGAGTTGGATGCTGAAACGTTGCGGGCGTGGGGTATCGAACCGCTGGATTATCAGGAAAAGCTGGCGTCTGGTGGTGATGTGACAATCCCCGCGTCCAATTATGCGGCGCGGATCAGCGGGACTGAGGATGCTGAATGGTTTCGTGGCAATGCTGTTTTTTCACCGGATGAAATGTCCGTGGTTGAGGCCGCTGATTTCAACAGCCGTGTCCGTGACATCATGGCGGATGCGTTTGATGAGGCTGAGGCCCAGAGGGTTTCTGAGGAATCCATGCGCGCGGATGATGTGCAGATTTATGATCAGGTCTTTTCTGACCTTCGCGCTGCGGGTCGATCGCCTGATGTTGCCAAAAATGAGGCGTCTGTTTGGTCTGCATTCTGGCGCACAATGGGTGAGCGATACGGTGAGGCACCTCTTGGCCTGGCGCGGTCTATGGGTGTCCGCATTCAAGGACCGCAAACGCCTGAGGTTGCGCGTCGTCGTGACCAGGTTGATGTCATGCTCAACACGCTGCGCTCCAAGGGCGACAGAAAGCCGGTCGCAAATCCTTGAGCGTGAAAGTCAGCCGTCTCTGGGCGGTGGTGCTGACTTCAACGGACGCGGCAAAGGTTTGGACGAAATTGGCCGTGATCTGATCGAGGCCGGTTATTTTCCTGAATACATGGGCGGTGCCGACATCCAAGCTGACGGCACGGTGGTGGATGAGGCCGCCATTGCGCTTGAGGCCATTTCTGAGGCCGTGGCTGGCCGCAATCGGTTTCTTAATGGTGAGGGGCCAGATCAAGACTTGAGCGACTTCGCTGCCCTGCTGAGTGAGCGCGCCATTGATTTATCCATGTCCAATGATGAGATTGTGGCCGCGCTGCAGGATGATGGTGATGGCCAGCAATATGATCAGGATGGCCGCCTGCTCACTGACACGCCGGAATTCCGCGCGTGGTTTGGTGATAGTAAGGTGGTCGATGAGAACGGCGATCCGCTGGTGGTGTATCATGGGACGCAAAATTCTTTTGACCAATTTGAAAGCGGGTCAAATCTTGAGGGCGGGTCTGAGGGGATATTTTTTACTGACGACTATGATCTTGCTGTCAGTTACTCGAACAACGCGGATGATGCAGTTGATGGCGGCGGCGGTGTTTTCGATGTTTATTTGAAGATCGAAAATCCATTGATTTACGACGCCAAGGGCGCTCAGTGGACAGAATTGGGCCGCCCTGATGTTTGGGTTGTCCGTAACGCGGATGGCGAAATTGTTCAAAAGTATAAATTTGAGCGTGACGCAGAGGTTTTTGTTGATGATTACAATGATGATTTTGTGGAGGAATATGGAATTGATCCCAAAGAATACGGCGAGATAACCTTAACAAAAGAGCGCGATGAGGACGCCGATGCAGTTACGACTGACGAACTGTTTTCTCAGGCGCTTGAGGACGGCCACGATGGTGTTATTGTTCAAAATGTTTTTGACATTGGTGGAACAGAAAGCGGCGCTATAATTGAGGAAGCGTCTACGGTTTACATTACGCGCGATCCCGAACAAATCAAATCCATCCACAATCGCGGCACCTTCGACGCCAATGATCCGCGCATTCTGTTTCAGGATCAAAGCCATCCTTTTGATGGCGTGACGCGCGATGAGTTTTTGGGGTCTCCTAAAATCACATCAAATGCAAATGCATCGAGCTTGGTCCCTAAGGTTCTGGCCTCAGTCGAACCTGTTGAGTCCGTGCCTTTCAATGCTGGTGTTGGCTTGACCGCCAAGTATCACGAAAATGGCGCTGCGGTTCTCAAGGGCGACAAGGTGATTGCGTCGTATAATCTTGGTGACACGTTGGTTGTCGCAAAGGGGCATCGTCGCAAGGGTATTGCTGAGGAGTTGGTTTACCAGTGGCGAATGCGTTTTCCACAATCACAACCGGCGACAAGTCGAACAAAGGCATCTCAAAAGCTGCAGGAAAAAGTTTGGGATCGCATCCAATCTGAAATTCAGTCTGGCCAAACATCATACAATCAAGACAAGCGTGGCTCGATTGTGCTGCCGCGTGGCGGCCTGAAAGAGGGCCAAACGGTCATCAACCTGTTTGAAGGCGCTGACCTGTCCACGTTTTTGCATGAAAGTGGTCACTTTTTTCTTGAGGCATTCACTGCGCTGGCCACGTCTCCGGATGCGCCTCAGGCGCTGCGCGATGATCTGGCCGTGATCCACAAGTTCCTCAAGGTCGAGGATGGCGCGGCGTTGCAGGTCGATCAGCACGAAACATGGGCGCGCGGATTTGAAGCGTATTTGATGGAAGGCAAAGCGCCGTCACTTGAGTTGGCGTCTGCGTTCTCTCGGTTCAAGGCATGGTTGGGGCGTAGCTATCGCTCAATCGCTGGCCTGAACGTCAACCTAACCCCCGAAATTCGTGAGGTCATGGATCGGATGCTGGCCACGGATGCCGAGATTGCGGCTATGCGTGAGGATTTGGGGATGCGTCCCCTGTTCACAGATGCCGCGCCGGTCGGGATGTCTGATACTGACTTTGCCACATATCAGCGCATGGCGCGCCGTGGCTCTGAGCAAGCTGAGGCATCGCTGATGAACCGCACTATGGAAAAGGTGCGGCGCGAAACTCAATCATGGTTCAAGGCTGAAAAGAAAGCGGTCCATGCTGAGGTCGAGGCCAGCGTGAACAAGATGCCGGTCTATCGCCTGACTGAAATGGCCACCAATCAAAAGTGGCTGGGCGACACGGATCAGGACATCCCTGACATTCAGATTGATCGTGATCTGTTGGTTGAGCAGTTTGGCGAGGGTGTCATTGCTGAGCTTGGCCGGTCGCGCATTGGCGGAAAGCGCGCGATCTATGCAAAGGGCGGTGAGCGTCCTGAAAGCGTGGCGTCCATGTTTGGGTTTGAAAACGCCGGTGCGATGATTGAGGCGCTGCAGAATTCTGGCAAGCGCAAGGATTTCATCGCGGCTGAGGTCGATCGGATCATGGTCGAGCGTCACGGTGATCCCCTCAATGATGGGTCGATCGAGGAGGCCGCTGCGCTGGCTGTCCACTCGGATCAGCAATCTGCAATGGTGACGGCTGAGGCGCGGGCGATTGCCAAGCGTCTGGGGCGGCCTACGCGCGACATCAAGGCCAAGGTCTATGCTCAGGGGGCTCGTGCCATGTTGGGGCGCATGTCTGTGCGTGAGGCGTCACGTCCTGCCGCGTTCTTGCAGGCTGAGCGTCGTGCTGCCAAGACGGCTGAGCAGGCGTTTGCACGGGTTGCGCGTGGTGGCCGTGATGTTGAGTCGTCCCTTGCTACCGCAATGCAGGCCAAAGAGCAGCAAATTCTTAACCAATACCTCTATCGTGAGGCGCGCGAATTTGAGACATCGCTGCAGCGCGGGCGTGAGCGGATGCAGTCTTACGCCAAAAAGACGGTGCGGGCCAAACTGGATGGCGGTTATATCGAGCAGATTGATGCATTGCTTGATCGCTTTGATTTCCGTGTTCGGTCCAAGGGGCAGGTCGAGCGGTCCGAGTCCTTGCGCGATTACATGGACCGGATGATTGATGAGGGGCGTGAGGCTGAATTGTCGATCGACGCGAGGCTGGCCGATGAAAGCCGCAAGACGCATTACACGCGCCTGTCTGTGGATGAGCTTCAAGGGTTCTTTGATACCGTAGCCAACATCGACCACATGGGCCGCTTTAAGCAAAAGCTGGTGCATGCCAAGGATGCGCGCGATCTGGCGGAAACGGTGTCCGGTGTCGTGGGTGCGATGAATGCCAACATCAAGGGACGCAAGCCAGGTCGCACGGAAACCTCAGCGGATCGCAGTCGCAAGGTTGGGCGCGACTACCTCAACCTGACCTTGAACGCTGACACGTTGCTGCGTGAAATTGATGGGTTTGGGGATATGGGGCCAGCATGGTCCACATTCAAAGAGCGGATTGATACCGGCATGGCGCGCCTGACTGAGCGCCGTCTTGAAATGGCAAAGCAATATGACGCGATCTATTCCGCGTATTCTGCCAAAGAGCAGCGGGATATGTCCGTCAAGCGGCACCATGATGGGTTGGGTGATCTGTTTTCCAAGTGGGACATCATCGCCATCGCGCTCAACACGGGCAATGAGGATAACTATCAGCGCCTGACTAACCCAAAAACTCAGGGCGGATTTACTCCTGAGCAGGTCGATGCTGCGCTGGCTGATCTGGACGCCCGTGATTGGAAAACCGTTCAAGCGATTTGGGATCACATCAACAGCTTCTGGCCTGAAATTGAGGCAAAGGAACGTCGCACCACTGGCGTTGCGCCGCCCAAGGTCGAGGCCAAAGTGATGTCGTCTGCCGCGCCAGCGTCTGTTTCTGGTGGATACTATCCGATCAAATACGATAGCCGGTTGTCTGGCCGCGTTGGTGATTTGGAAATGAAGGACTTGGCAAACTCCCTAATCGGCGGTCGGTTCGGCAAAGCGCAAACCCGCAATGGTCACACAAAAGAACGTGTCCGCTCAGTGTCTCAGCCGCTCTTGCTGGACCTATCTGTTGCTCACGCGCATACCGCTCAGGTTCTCTATGACATCGAGCTTGGTGAGGCCGTGTCGTCGTCGTGGCGTGTGTTGCAGGATGCGCGGGTTAAGGATGCGTTCTTGGCCAAAGGCAAAAAGGCTGACCATGAGGCGCTTGAGATTTGGCTGCAGGACGTTGCGTCTGGCGATCAAGTTGCATCGCGTGGATTGGAAAAATACATGCGCCACCTGCGCACCGGCTTTGTCGTTTCACGTCTGGCCATGAATGTGTCCACGGCGCTGATCCAGCCGTCTGGCTTGGTGCAGTCCGCTGTTGTGGTCGGCAAGCGCGCGATTGCCAAGGGGACGATCGACTTTATGAAGAACCCCGCGCGCTGGACATCTGAGGTTGCTGCGGTGTCGCCTTTGATGCGTGAGCGCCAAGTGACATTTGAGCGGGACATTTTCAACGTGGTTGGCGATCTTGAAGGTGGGCCGGTGTCTGGTCGATGGGCCAAGTTTCAGCGTGATGTTGTTTTGCCGCTGTCATTTCTGCTGATGCAAAAGGTCCAGTTTTACGCGGTCGATATGCCAACGTGGGTTGGCGCGTATCAAAAGGAATTGGGCATAAGTGGTGATGAAGCTAAGGCGCGGCTATATGCTGACACGATGGTAAAGCGGGCTCAAGGTTCTGGACTCATGTCGGATCGCGGGATGCTTGAGCGCGGAACGCTTTCGATGGATAGCCGTCAACGTGAGTTTCCTCGGATGCTCACGGCGCTGGGTTCTTATATGTGTGGGCGGTGGATATGGCGTTACTGTTCACGCTTGAGGCCGTTCTTTATTCGGCGGTCAAAGGATACCTGCCTGATGATGATGAGGATGAGGCCGCATGGCTTCTCAAGGAAACGGGCTTTTCCATGATGTCCACCTTGCCTGGTCTGCGTGAGGTTTCAGGCGCAATGCAGGGCTTTGGTGGTGGCGGCATTCTTGGCTCGATCATTGAAAAAGCGTTTGCCAAGCCGGTTGAACAGATTGGACAAGGGGAGGTTGACAAGGCCGCCGTTCGCGCTGCCATCGACATGGCAGGCATCTGGCTGCACCTTCCATCATCCCAAACAAATGCCGTGATCAATGCGGTGTTTGATGACGATATGGGCGTAAAAAGAGACATTAACCCACTTGAGCCGCTTGGCGTTGGTGCCGGTGGCAACTCTGCGATCGAGTGGATCATGCAGAAAAATTAGACTTATGGCCGTGACGCCTTATAGGGTTCTTTAAAAAAGGAAAATTGAATGACCGTCTCAAACCAAACCAACCGATCAGGCCCATACATTGGGAACGGCGTAACAACTGTTTTCGCCCGCACTTTCAAAATGGCGAATGAAGATCATCTTGCGATTTACCAGAACATCAATGGTGTTATCTCTGAAGTTTTAAGCGGGGTAACGATTGACGGCGTGGGGGATGAGTCTGGAAATGTGACTTTCTTGGTGCCGCCTGCACCTTAGCGGCGAACTGGATAGAGCGATCAAGCTGCCTGTTGGCGACTATACGGGGGAATTGAGTGATATCGGGCCTGGCGATGCTGTAATTAGGCGAACAGATGAAAAAGGCTTTATTGGTGGCGGCCTGACTGTTGAGTTTTCTGAGGTGGATTTGTGGTTTGGCTTGAGAAATACTGCATCGGCGCTTGCGCTATCTGGGCAAAGCAATGGCCTTATTGGCTTTATGGCGGGCGAACTTTATCAAGTGGACTCTGGCGCAACAGGTTCCGAAAGCGCAACTGCAGATATTATGAGTTGCGGCGGGCCATTGAGAACACGGACAGCGGTGAAATTTATCTGGGCGCTGAAACGCTGACGGTGGATTACATTCACTTGACCAAGAACATTCGTATCTTTGGTCAAGGCCGCAAGAAATCACTTATCGAAGTGACAGGATACACAACTTACGACACGGTGAATGCTGCTGTCGTTGCGTCGGGGGCAGATGCGGACGGGCTTGGTGCGCAGATGGGCATCTTCGGCGTGGACATTGACATTCAATCAGCGGTGACAAATGTGAATGGCTTGCTGGTAATGCGCAAACTGAACATGGATGAAGTTCACATCCATGACGCTCCCAATCACGGTATCGTCATACGATCTGGCGTCCCGACACAACAGGCTGTTTACTTTGCCGATTTCCGCAATGTCTGGTCGAAGGGCCACGGCGCAAGCGGGATGCGGATCACGGATAACAGCAACGCCAACAAGTTCGAACTTTGCCAGTTTGACAACAACGGAACGCACGGCGTCCATCAGCTTTTGATCGGCCTATCGGGCGTCAATCAGGCGGTTTATTCGAATGTCTTTGTCGGTGGCCAGGCAAGTTACAACCAGAAGCACGGCATGTACATCCAGAATGGCGCAAACGTGCAGGGCTATGGGTTCTATGGCGAATACAATTCGCAGGTGGATGGGGGCAATCCCAAAACTGGGGCTTACAAAAACTTGCAACTTGGATCAACAGTTCCACGCTGTCATTTTGTTATGGGAGAACAAGGCACTGATGTTGATATTGAGGTATGAAGGATTAAGCATTGTGTCGCGCTTGCGCTACAACGGCACCCCTGCATCACCTTCAAATGAAATTCGCATGGAAGTAACTAGCGACAACGGCACGACATGGAAAACGCTGTGGCATGGAACAAACAATGGCTTTCTATCATTTTTTGATAAAACACCAACAGTCGGTCGCCAGAATGTTCCTGCGGCGGCAACCGATGCGTCGTCAACTCAAAGCTTGGCAAATGCGTTGCGCAACTTGGTGGTCAATCTTGGGCTTGCCGAATAATGGATACTGTTCTTCCTATATTTGCGGAATTTGGGATACCCGGTCTGGTGATCGGGTATCTGTTTTGGGCCAACGCAAAGAAAGAAGATCGCATCAATGCTCTGACCGACAAGCTGGTCAGCAAGAACGATGCCGATGTTGAAAGGTTCACTGCGATGACCCTGACAATGGAACGCATTCTTATGGCCGTTCAGGGGAGCGAAAAATGATTTGGCCTTTTGGGAAGCCAAGACGCAAGACTGACGCTGAAATAGAAGATGATCAGCGTCGTTCAGATCGCGCCAAACGTGATTTTGATGAAATGCAAAGGCGGCTGGAAGCCGCTGTAAACGGCCTGATGGCCCCGAAGATAAAGGCCAATGGCGATGATTGAACCGAATGTTTTGATTGGTATCCCCGCGTTAATTTTGGGGATGATGCTAATGTGGGCCTTTCGGCGTTATGTCTTTGTGCTTCACGGGTCAGTGACGCAACACCTCGGCGCTGCAATGTTCTGGGTGAATGTTCGATCATCTGGCCGTTCAATTTGGTGGGACTTTTTCGGCGGGTTTGATCTTGGCAATTCGTCAAACTGGATATGGAACCTGATCGGCCTTTACGTTTCCTATCACGCGCTCAAAGCCCTGCACATGCTGATCCCCTCAACGTATCGCAGTCAGTACAACCTGCTCACAGCGGCCTTCTACCCGTATCGCATGTGGCGCAGGATTGACGATGATGATCACGGGTAAAGGAAAGGACTGACAAAATGGGTTACAAACTTGGCAAATCGTCTCGCGCCGAATTGAAGGGCGTTCACCCTGATATGATCAAAGTGGTGGAACGTGCGATTGAAATCACCGAGCAGGACTTCACTGTTTTTGATGGCATTCGCACGGCGGCTGACCAACGTGCGCTTTACAAACGAGGCGCATCGCATGATCAGGCTCTATGCAATGATTGCTGCGGCGTCCTTGGCTATGTCAGGGGCGTCGTTCTTCGTCGGGAAGTGGAAAGGCTACAACAACGGTGTGTCGCATGAACGCGCTGTCCAATATGCCGCCCGCGCCCGAACGCAAATTGAACTGGATCGACTTGGCGAAAAGGTTGCTCAACAGGCTGGCGAACTGCTGGCCCTTCAACGTGAAAGGGAAAGTATTGTTCAATCTCTTGAAAATGAAGCCTTGGATGCGCTTGGCGCTGATCGGCCTGGTGTTGCCGATACTGGCGGGCTGCGCAGGCTCGAACAGCGTTGGGGTCAGCCCTGATCCGCTACCGCCTAGCGTGGCGGCTCCATGCCCTCATCCTCTCGATGTGATCCCAAGGGTGCGGGGGTCGTCGGTCGGCTCTGATGAGGTTCGGATGGGAAGGCTTGGCGATGCATTGATCCAGTGTGCAGAAGAAAAAAGAATTGCGGTTGCTGCCTATGAGCAGGTGGCATCTGCTATAAGTGAAACCAGAAATTAGAAAGGGAATAAAATGACACAAACTGCTCAAAACACGCAAATTACTTTGGAGTCCGATGTTTGGACGCTTATTTCTGAGGTGAATTGCACGTTTGTTTCAGTTGATGGCTCAATTGAAGTGCTTGGCATGGATGGCTCCGCGCCATCGCTGTCAGACAAAGGAATCCCATATGCATCAGGTCAAGGTGAGGCCGCAGCAACAGACACTTTGTCTCGTTTTGTCGGGGCTGGAACGGCTGATCGCATTTATGCAATTTCACGCGGTCGAAAAACAAATGTGTTTGTGAGCCGTGAGGCTGTGGCCTGATGTTTGGGCTTGCTCAACGATCGCCATTTTCACGGCGAAGCAATTTTGTTGGCGAATTGCGGGAAAATCTTTTTCCATCGGGATCGCTTCTTGACCCGTCTTCTTGGGTTGTGGCGGCAAACTGCATGATTGCTGGCGGGTTGCTGTCGTGCGTTTCTGCTTTGGGCATCAGAAACAACACTCACCCTATATCAGTTGAGGCTGGTAAAACCTATGAGGTCAAATTTGAAACGTCAGGGTTTATGTCTGGCACGGTGAGGGTTTTGCTTTACTCGTCTTCAAACTCAGGTGTGACGCCGGTTGTTTCGGACAACGGTGAAAACTCATTTGATGTGACGCTTGACGGTTCAGGCACTGCATTTCTTGGCCGTTTGGTTGTGCAGTTTTCCAACGGCGCAACGGGTTCGATTAGCAATTTGCAGGTTTTTGAAAAATAAAAAAGCCCGCCTAGTCGAGCAGACCAAGGCGGGCTAGTGATCTGACGGCGCGTTAAAATCTCAGGCAAGACCGCGCGGCCAGATGTCTTTTAGGCTTTGTCGCTGTCAAACATCGACGGTGCCGGTTTTGCTTTCTCACATGTGTGAGTTTCGCCATCAGCCTTTTTCATGGGGGCGTCTTTATGGCAATGTGCGGCCCTCGCGCTCACGCATGGCGACAACAACGCGGCGAAACAGCGCATATAGCGCTGACTATCATGAGAAATACGCCACAGACCGCATTGAGCGTGAATGTATCCTCGGAGGTAAGGCGGGCTTCGAATTGCATGAATGCATTCAGGAGCAAGTAAAAACCAGCTACGAACATCACACTGCCTATGCCGACCTCAAAGCCCAAACCAGAATGGCGAATTGGGCCGCTCTCATGGGTGTCTTCACCTTTTTTGCTATGGTTTTCACGGGGCTGGGTGTCGTTTTTGTCTACCGGACACTTAAGGTCACACGTGAGATTGGCGAGGCTCAAGTTAGGGCATACATCAACATGGACAACGCCGTTTCTAGGGGAGGTGGGTGCTTGCACATCAAAACAATCGTTCAAAATTATGGGCAATCGCCCGCTAGCAGTTTGCATTTTGTCGTATACTCTCAAGTGTTTTCCAAAAATGGCGATACCGATACTCCAAAATTGGTTTCCTTGATGAAATTTGGTGGAGTGCCTGTCGGAATGTCGTTTGAGCGTGACTTCGATTGCCCTGAGATCTTGCTGCAAGATGACCGCGTCTATTGTTTTTTTATAGGAGTGTTTGCCCGCGATGTTTTCGGTGCTGAATTGAGTGAAATCAAGCAATATATTCTGGGTTTTGACACAGCGCTTGACGCACAGGCTAGCGAGGCTGTCAGTGCGTTCATCCCAACTGGAATTGAGCAAATTATCAGAGATTCTAGCTGGCAGCAAATTGCTGAAAAAGACAAGCCACACAAGAAAAAAGAGCAATGACGCGGACCTAATCATCCCTCACACCCCGATTGGTGCGTTTGATACATAAGGCCGTCGCTTGAGCCTTGCCCGATGTGTGCAGGCGCCATCAGCAACGCGCGGCTACGGCGGCTTTATTACGGTGCGGGTGATCCCAAGTCTGGTGGCGTGGCACAGGGCGCGCGGGTGTTTGCGCATCCGCAATGCCACCATGCGCCCGAGATTTATGACGGTATTGGCGGCGGCCCTGCGCAAAAGCTGCTGCAAGACTTCTTCGCCAAGCGTCGCTAACCGTCGCCCATCGCCTCACGCCAGTGGCGTCGGCACAGCGAGACATAGCGCTCGTTGCCGCCGATGGAGACTTGCGCGCCGTCTCGAAGCACATTGCCTTGTGCATCCTTGCGCACCACCATCGTGGCCTTCTTTCCGCAAAAGCAGATCGTGCGGACTTCGCGCATTTCATCGCAGATTGCGAGCAGAGCGGCCGAACCGGGGAACAGCTTGCCTTGGAAATCAACGCGCAACCCAAAGCACATGATCGGCACTTTCAGATCATCCACAGCGCGGGCCAGCTGCCAAACCTGTTCTTCCTCAAGAAATTGCGCCTCATCGATGAAAACACACGCACATCGCTCAGCGAGGCGCGCCTTGAGTTTGGCAAAGAGATCTTCGCCGGGTCCAAAGGTATCCGCCGCCTCCCCAATACCAATCCGGCTCGCGATCCGCCCAGCACCAGCGCGGTTGTCGAATTGCGCCGTCAGCAGATAGGTTTGCATCCCGCGTTCAATGTAATTGTGCGAGGCTTGCAGCAGGACTGTCGATTTTCCCGCGTTCATGGTAGAGTAGTTGAAATAGAGCTTAGCCATAGCGCCGCGTTTAACGCCGTCGGGCGGTGCAAGGCAAGTTCGTCCCGTTGCGTTTACACCGCCTGACAGCTGACCCGATTAGCCATCCGTGAGTGGCCCAAGTCGTGAGAACGTAGGCGGCCGGCTTATGGCTTACCGGGTGCCCGCTAATCGAGGGGTCGTTTGCGAACGTCTTTATTCAGAAGACGCATCTTCCCAATGACAAACCTGACCAGAGCGGTTAATGGGAATGCAGAACAGTTTTTCCCCGTCGCGTGAGACGGCGGGGATATGAGACGCACGTAAGGGGACAATTCGTGGCGGGACAATTTGAACGGTACCTCAAGAAACACACAGAGGCATTGGTGAAGGATGTGGGCATCGAAAAAGCCTGCGAATTGACGGGGCGCTCGAAGGCGACGTTGGGCCGGTATTATTCGGACAGTGACGAACACGCCGATCGGTTTATGCCGGTAGACGCTGTTGCCGCGCTGGAAGCAGAATCGTCTTACCCGCATGTGACGTCTGCACTGGCTGAAATGCGCGGCATCACAATGTCTTACAACGAGGACAAGCCGAACTCGGACGGTGGGATCAACTCTGATGTGATCATGCTGAGCCAGCGGTTTGCGATGCTGATGGGCGAGTATAATCAGTCTATCGAGGATGGCGTCATCTCCGCCAACGAGGCGAAGCGTTTGCTACGAGAAACGCTTGCGCTGCAGAAGGTGCTGATCGACATGAAGCTGCACCTTGAAGATGAGCATGACTAACGCGCCTGCGGGCACGGTCGACCTCTCTGATTTGCCCAACATTGTACCGGGCGCGCTGCAAAAAATTGACGTAGCGTCATGCGCGGGCGCGGACGGGCCGGTGCATCCGCCGCGCATTTTGTTGCTCTATGGCAGCCTGCGCGACACAAGTTATTCCCGCTTGGCCGCCGAAGAGGGCGGGCGGATTTTGCAGGCGCTGGGCTGTGAGGTCAAATTCTTCGACCCCTCTGGTTTGCCATTGCCGGACGACGCCTCTGCTGACCACCACAAGGTCGCGGAACTGCGCGATCTGGTGATGTGGTCCGAAGGCATGGTCTGGTCCAGCCCTGAACGGCACGGGGCGATGACCGGCATCATGAAAACCCAGATCGACTGGATCCCGCTGGCACCCATTGGCGGTATTCGCCCGACGCAGGGCAAAACGCTCGCTGTGATGCAGGTGTGCGGCGGCTCGCAGTCGTTTAACACGGTGAACCAGCTGCGTATCTTGGGCCGTTGGATGCGGCTGGTGACGATCCCCAACCAATCATCGGTGCCGATGGCGTGGAAAGAGTTCGACAAACACGGCCGCATGAAGCCCTCGTCGCTCTACAACCGCATCGTGGATGTGATGGAAGAACTGGTGCGTTTCACCCTGATGACACGCGGACGACCTTCGCTGACGGACCGATATTCGGAGCGGGTGGAGACACTGGAAGCGGTGCACAAACGGGTGTCGGAGTAGGGTTGATCTCTGGCGCCAAGAGGATCGTTTCCCTGCGGTTTTTTCGATCACATGGGCCCGCTGCAGCTTGGTTCCGGGCTGGG